ACATCTGGCAACTTTGGTATGGGCATGTTCTTCAGAGCTCCGGCTTGATCAGACATTGCGTCGAGTCTATCTTGAATAAGCTGTTCCTCTGCGTCAAGCTGATCTCTCTTTGTGTCGAGTTCTTCCTGAAGCAGATCTATCTTTTCTTTTCCAGCGTCTTTTATTTGATCCATGATTTTTTCTCTCACCTTAAGTTCGTCATTGAGAATATCAATCTCTTTATCAACGATCTTTTTCCTATCTGCGAGAGCGTCTTTCAAATCCTGAAGAGCTTCTTCCTGAGTGTCTACTTGTTCTTGGGCTGCGTCAACAATGTCTTCCTGAGCATTTATCTGATCCTCATAAGCCTTCTTTGTCTTTGCTAGATTTTGCTTTGCAAGAAGAACTGCAGCTTCCCAAGCTTTGACTCTTTCTTCTGCAGCTCTAAAATCAGCATCAAACTCGTCTTTCCCAAGAAGTTTCAGTCTCTTTAGATTCTCTTGAGCAGCGTCAAGATTCATTTCTGCATAATCTACCTGACCTTCGGCGACTGTAACTTCCTTGTCTCTCGCGTCTTTTATTTGATCAAGAGCTTTTTTTGCAGCCTTCAAAGTTTTCTTTGTTGCGTCAAGCAAATCTTCTTGTGCCGAAATCTTCTCTTCTTCGAGCTCCTGTTCTTGTTCCCACATTTCCTTTTTTCTGTCTATTGCGTCTTTCTGATCGTCAATGAGTTTCTGCTGAGCTTTTATTTCAGCGTCATTCAGTTTCTCCCTTGCTTCTATGCGATCTTCGATTGCTTTGAGTTCTGCTTTATCTTTTTTCTTTTTCTCACGTAGCTCTTTTTCAGCGTTCGCTCTTGCGTTATCTGAACCTCCCCCTCCACCACCATCACCACCAAGACTATCAGCAGGGTATAGATCTTCTGTAGAAGTTTTGGGGGTAGGAAGTCCCGCTCCTGACTTGAACTTCGGAGCACTTATCTTTGGCATTGAAGGTAGTTTGAATCCTATCCCAAATAGTCTCGCGAGACCGTATATTGCAGCTGATACCAGAGCAACCACCGCTACCACAGCAAGCATTTGCACAGATAATACAGCCAAACCCTTGATAAGATTACCTGCAAACATTGAGGCTGCACCCATTGAAGCGCCAAACGAGCTCATTGATACTGAAGCGAGATTGCTCATCGTTACCGTTGCTCCTAGATTCGTGATTGTCTTTGTAGACATTGCGAGAAATGTAAGCATTCCCGAGATTGGATTAATGAAGAGCGTGTTTAGTAGAAGTGCGAGCGGTCCTATTATTGCAAGTAAGCCAGCAAATATGAATACTGCGACCTTCACGTATGGATTCAAGTTTGCCCAACCTCTAGCCACGTTCAACAATCCTTCAGAAAAAGTCTTTAAAAAGTAATTCACATAGGGCGCAAGATCTGCTCCGATAACGTTAGCAAGAGCCTTAACTGTATTTGTGAAAACAGTTAATGTTCCTGATAATGAATTCGACTGAGTTGCAAAATCTCTTGCAAGAAGAGCCCCCGATTCGAGTTCTCCATTTGCTCTCGCTTGTAGATCCTTAAAGAGTTCGTAGTTATTAATGAGAGGTAACATTGACTTTAAACCAACCTCTCCAAATATCTCTTGTAAATGCGCAACCTTATCTGTGTTGCTCTCGACTAAGTTATATCTCATTATGAGTTCATCAAGAACGCCAATGAGATCTGTATCCATTCTCTCTTTAAATGAGGCCATTGCTGTTTCTGATACCCCCAGAGCCTGAGCCACTATATTCGCATTTGATACCATGTTGGATAGTGCCGTATTGAATTCAGTACCTGCTCTTGAAGCAGGAACAGCAGCGGCTACAAGCGTTCCCATAACTGCAGTTGTATCTGCGAGACTTAGTCCCAAAGTGGCAGCCATTGGAGCCGCCCTTCTTAGAGCCTCTGTGACCTCTCCTAATCCACCAGGTACAGCTTTTGATACTGAAAGAAGCATTGAGGATATCTTCTCAACATTTTCCATGTTTGCACCACTCTCGCCAAATGCAATAGAAAGTTTTGCAAGATTATTTGCAAGATCAGCAACAGGGAGAGAATTAAATGCGTCACCACCAACCTTACTTAACTTTACCGCAGCCTTTGCAAAATTAGTTATAGATTCTTCTCCAGTTACCCCAGCTTGCGCTGCTGCATAACCAGCTTTTTGAAGCTCCTCTACAGTTAGAGGTATGGAGGTAGATATATCTATGAAGCTTTGCGTTATCTTTTTTGCAGATTCAGAAGAAATTTCAGCAGCTCTCTGTATAGAGACCGTTCCCTTTTCCCATTCCATGAATGTCTTTACTGCAACCCCACCAGCGGCAGCAATCGGCAACGTGAAGTTTGTTACCATTGACATACCAAACTGCTGTAGACCCCTTGAAGCTACCCAGAGCGAGCTTGAGACTCCTTTCAGATATGTCCCAACAAGCTGTAGTTGTCTATTGGCTTGCATTGTTGCATTTGCAAGATTCGTTATTCCTTTTTGAGTAGCGCTACTCGCTGCGCCTATTTCTACAAGACCTTGCTTAAGACCCTTCATCGCGTCTCTATGAGCAACATATGCTTGACCAGCTTTTGTATGAGCCTTTACCTGACTACCAAGCCATGCATTTGTAGCTGTCTCTATGTCTTTCCCACCCTTCTTTACTTCAGTGACAAATTTCTGATAGGTAACAATAGAATCATTGACTGTCTTTTTGAATTCTGCATTTTCAGCAAGCAGTTTGATTACGGGTGAGCCTATGACGTTTTCCATATTATGTTCTTACGAGAGCTCCTCTCAGATAACTTGGTAACTGGGAAACTCCGCTCTTATCTCCATGGAAAGACTCAATCTCTTTCTCATCAGCAGGAAATGGTATTGGCAAATCTTGCCACTTACCTGCAGATTTTTTATCAGCATGAATCATAAAATGGAATTTAAATTCAGCATTCTTCTCTTCTACAGTCGAGTTTGCTGCTATTTCTACCATTTTGACGAATTCTTCCCAATAGAGTTCTTCCTCACAATATTTCTTTGTCCAAGAATAGCGAGAGGCGAGTGCGTCAATGCACCAGAGAAAGAAATCTATAGAAGGAGACTTTATCCTTTTTTGTTGGGTTGAACCGCTGCCCCTAGCTCGCCAATAGGGGCGGCGAAGTTTTTTAGGTTTTCTGCCACCTTATTGAGCTGTAAGCAAGTTCTAAATGCAACAGTAATTTGTTCTGGATAAGCGTCTTCTTTTATTTTATCTTTCGTTAACTTAGTTTCGCCTCCCGCTGTCTCGACACATATTGTTATGAAATCAATCATTTTGTCAGGCCATGTTTGAAACATGCTGACCAAGATTGTGTCAAAATCAACTGTAACCTCAGACTTATCAGGAACGGGCGATTTTGGTGCAACGTCCTTAATCATATCCATATAGACTTTTAGAGCACGGTAGAAACTACCCGCCTTGAGTCTTTGGATTGTGTATTTGGAATCACCAAATATGACTTCTGCTGTATTTTCAGTAGAAGAACTCCCAGTTTCTGCTGGTTTATTTTGAATATCATTCATAATGAAACCTCCTATAACTTCACTCTCGCGTTAGGCTTTAGCCTGCTTGATTTGGAACAGTTGTTTCCCTGAAGCATGGCTTGTTGCTGCATAAGCAGTGAACGTAACGCCGAAAGCTGTTGGATTTTCTCTCTCAAAGTTAGCTTCTATTCCACCCGCTATGCAGCGGAAGAATGTCCAAGTTGTCAAAAGACTTGTATCATTATCAGTGATAACAAGTTGTAGTGGTTCAAACGTGATTGTTGTGACACCACCAACCCCAACGTAATACCCAGAGGCAGCATCGTATGAAGACGCCTGTCCTGACAGTGCTAGTTTGAGATTTTCAGCTGTGGACTCTAACATTGAGAATTCAACTGTTGCTGTCTCGCCCGTAATAGAGGTTGACACTGGTGGTGTAGCCTGGTCACAGAAGATATCAGAGGTTTCAATTGAGTAAGTCACTGTGACTCCCCCAGTTGTACATCCGACATCAGTTCCGAGGACGTCCATATCGTAGTAACCGTCTCCATTAACTGAAGCGTTAACACGACCGCCCACTTTGACCACAGCGCCTCCTGTGTTTATATTAGTAGCTGTGACTGACATAAGTTTGTATTCTCCCAATAATTTTTAAATTCTTTAACTTGTCGCTTTGCTCTGTACTCCGTGCTGTGCTTTAACTATTTGCTGACCTTGCTTGTTCGAGTTCTAAATTCCATTCGGTTTCTAGCATAAACAAAACTTCTGGGCTTCTGCGTGCGCAGCCTCGACCCTTCTCAGCTACTATTGACGCATAATCTCTTTCGTCTACGTCAGTAGCAACTGGCATTCCATATCTATCCTTCATGAACAGATATTCGATTCCTGTGACTGCGCCTTTTCTACCTGCTTTCTCTGAAATTCCTAGATAAACTACCTTTCTATATTTTACTTGATATGCAGGTGATTTTAT